ATTAAAGCAACTTTATTTAATTCTTGTATTAATGATTTTTGTATTTTATTAATTGTTCTTGCAAAACGTATATCCATTAATGCAAGATTTTTTCCATCACCAACAACTTCTTCAAAACCTAAGAATGCTTTCGGAATACGAAGTGCCGCTAACATTTTCTTTTGAATGTATTCAATATCGGCAATCTCACCTAAATTTGATGCACCAGGTAATGTTTCAATCGGCATAGTTTGGCCTGGGTCACGAACAGGTACGAAATAATCTTGGTCTACCGCCATCTGATTGTACCTCATATCTACTTGACCATTACGTGGGTCAGATACTGGTTGACGTTTGAATTTATTGGCAACTTTTTGTACATACGGTTCGATATCTTTATCGTCCATGTTACCCACAAATATTTTAAATACACGTCTTTCAGGTGCTCTAGATGTTCTGTAAATTAACATCGCATCTTCAGCAAGTAAAAGTTGTTTCCAAATTCTTCTAATCTTATCTAACATAGAAGTACCATATGGTAACTTTCTATCATCACCTAATAATCTAAAATGTGCAACTTCCCAAGCTTGGAATTCTAAATCTTTATTTTTCCATTGAAATCTTAATTCTCTTGATGGTACTTTACTATCTGTATTAATTGCTTTTTTAGTTGATGCACCTTCAATTCTTTCAATTTCAATATTTGGTAATTGTTGTACTCCAATAATACCCTTTTCTGGATCAATTTTTAAATAAACAAAATCATCACCATATTTCGCCATACCTCTAGCCCACATTTGTAGGTTTGTGTTAATGTCCAATTTGTTTTGAAATAAATCCTCAAGTATTGTTTTAATTCTATCTGATTCCGAGTATATTGTTAATATTTCACCCTTTTCTGACATAGTAGTGGATTCTTCTGCGTATATGTCTAGTGCTGCAGATACTTCAGGAGTAAATTCCATTGATTCATAATCATAATACGCGGCCATTCTTGTTGGTTCATAGTAAACCGATTGGTTGTATAATGATTGGTCCAATTTTGACCATTTGTCTGCAATATATTGACTCTGTTGAGCCTGTAACATTGCTTTCTCGTAGTCTTCTCTACTATCTGTTTTTAATAATTCGTCTTTGTTAAAATTAAAAGATGGTGTTTGTTGAGCCTGTTGACCAGGGAAACCAAACATTCTAGTTAACTTCTGAAATACGGTGGAGTTTTGATTTGCCATTCTATATAAATACTTTTCTTTATAATATAAACTATAATTTTGATAATAGGAAGATTATTTAGATTTCCCAAATAACCACATATGTTCTCTATAAACGTCCTTAGATATGTTTGTTGGGTTATCTTTATGGTAAATATTGTTAGTATCCATACCCATTGCACCAATTTGATCAAAAGATGAACCATATGAATAATGTGTTTTAGAAGGTTCATAAGTTCTTTCGGATAACGCCCAAGATTCAATTACCGCTTTATTTTTAGAATCGTTCCTTTGTAATTGATTGAAACACATATCACCAGCATAGAGAGCCATTGACATACTCATGATTGAGTCATCATGAGCTCCCTTCATGTGGTCAGGTCTTCCATTCATATAAACAAACGTATTTAATTCATTTAATAAACGACTTGACCTTACTAAAAACCCTTTTCTAAGTTGTTCTTCAAATGCTGCAACAATTTGAGTTCTTTTATTGTTAAAATTTATACCAGGAATTTTATCTAAAGCCTTTTTATTGTATTCCCATATATTCTGAGTGTTAATACCGTCAATAAAAAGATTTTTATAATCCATTTCTTGTAGTTTTCTTGATGTTGCAACACCCATACCTCCTGTGATATCTATTACAATAAAACAATCATATAAAATACCCCATTTGTATGCAATATTAGCCAAATCATCTGGTGGTATTTTTCCTATATATTCAACAACCTGTTCTCTATCGTCAAAATCGACAATATTGATTGAAGAAAAATCCTCACTATCTCCTCTACTAACATCAACCCCCATTATATACCTATGACCTTGAACGGGTTCTTTCCATTGCCAAAATGTTCCTTGCATATACTTTTCTTTAGGAACTCGTATCATATTCTTAGCAATATTCTCTTGAATATCTCCAGGAATAACTCCATCCCCCGAACCTAAGAAGTCACATTCCAATTCCTGAGCAATCTTACGTCTATCATATTTAAATTTCTTAGACATAGATTCAAACCAAGATGAAAATGGTTTATATCCTTGTTCTACCAGTTCTTGGTATTTTTCAATATCAAAGTCATGTAAAACAACTTCGTTGTCGTCATATTGTTCTCTATTTAACATGTAATGACATATGTCGGAACATTTTACCCAACATAAGTCTTTAGTGTAACGAGGGTCATTAAACCACCTTAAATCAGTTATATGGAAATCATTAATTCCACGTAATGCTTGGTCATAAACACCATAATATATGGGGTCATAACCATTTGGCGTAGAGATAAGAATAATCTTACCACCCGTTGATAGGGACGCCATAGATGCCGCCCAAAAATCATCACCCGCTTCAATATATGCTGCCTCATCAAATACAAGTATGGTTGGTGTATAACCACGTAACGCATCCGCAGATGTTGCTACCGCCTTAACCTCACAACCATTGTTTAATCTAAATCTACTTTCAGAGTTTTTATCAGGTGAGAACCCAACATTAATCCACTCAGGCCATTGTTCAATAAAGTGTCTAACTTTATTAGCCATTTCCACGGCGGTATCTCTTTTGTTCGCAATAAGAAGAACTCTTTCGGGTTCACTTTCTTTTGCTGTCTGTAATTTTTTTGAAATCCATGCAGCGGTTACTGTTGTAACACCCGCCTGTCTATATTTTCTAGTAATGTTTTCATTATAATTTTCATAATCCTGAATTAATTGAATTTGGTCAGGAAATAACTCTAATGGAACATATTTTTTTTGAGTATTATCATAAGTCTGCAGATATGTTTTTAACGCATATGGGGCATCTTTAATAATCTTTGCATATTCTTTTAATTGTTCTAATTTGGAATTCATATATATAAATACAAAAAAAGGGAGGTTAAACCTCCCTTGTATTATCTTTTAGGTCTGTCTAATCCTAATTCTTTATAAATGTCATCATCGTCTTCATCATCATCATCCGATAATTTAATACCTAAATCACCTAAGAATGATGTTAATTCATCGTCCTGAGTTTCATTTGACATACCCTCTAACTCATCATTAAATCTATCCATTTGATATTCATAGTCTTGTTGGTTTAACATTTCTTGAATACCTCGTAATAAATTAATCATTAAACGTTTACCTTTATCTGAATCAGAAATAACTTCTTTCATTAACACTAAAAATTGTTTAGCGGGTAATTTGAAGATATTCATCATAATATAATTCTGTAGATATCTTCCATTTTCCATTAATGTTTCTTCAGGAAATTGTGCTCTAATTCTATCCCATATTGCGGGACCTAATCTTAAATCCCACATTTCTTTTTCTAACGTATCTTCATGTTGAGATACTTGTTGAAATAATTCAGGGTCGGATGGTTGTCCTTGAACTGCAATTATTTCCATTAATCCTTTGATTAATTCATGAACTAAAACTGGAAAATTAATTCCTCGTGCGATTATTTTAGGTTTACCATATTCAGCATCTTCTTCACCACCCTCTTCTTCATCACCTCCACTTGGTCTTTCAACTTGAACCTTACCAGCAACATTATCACCAGCACCCGCGATTGTTTCATCACTAAATTGCCAATAATTAACGTCATTGATTGACATCATTATACCATATAAATTCAATAATTCTTGTGACCCTGTAATTTCCCCAATTTTATCCGCAACTAAATGATACATATAATGACCTCTTTTTGAAGCCCCTTGTGTCATAGCATTTATTAATCTTCGTTTAGCTCTCTCTAAATTAAGTTGTTCTAAATCTTGATATAGTTGTACTTCTTGTTCAGGATTTTCTACTGTAGGTTGTTCTTCTTCACCATTCTCATCATCAACGTTAACCTCGCCAGGATTCTCTTGATTAACATCTTCTCTATTAAAATCATCAGTTGGTATTTCTCCCATACCAATAATTTTAGCATCAAATTCAATTTCGTCTTCAGAAATTCCCATTTCAGCAACGATTAAATCAATCGCCAATCTTTCCAACTCTTCTTTATGTGTACTTTCTAATTCGGTTATACGGTAAAATGCTCTTCCCAATATTTGATGTAATTGACCCATCCCACCCATACCAGTAAGTGTTCCTTGAAATTCTGGAACGTAACGTCTTAAATTTTCAACAACTTGTTTATATCTTTCAGACGCCAACAATTCTTGGAAATTTTTATTAGGTTCTT